AGACAGAGAAACAAATTACTAAAGTTTTATCTAGTCTTACTACCAAAGTTAAGAAACCAACTGGTAGAATTAACAAAGATTGTATTCTACTAAGAGTACTTTAATATGTATGGAAGAATTAGATCATAAAATAATGACCAAAAAAAGGTTTACTAAAGCCGTTGAAGCATGTGTTGTAAAAAACAATATGAGTTATCTAGATGCTATGACTTATATCATAGAAGAAAGAGGTATGGACTATAGGCAGATAAAAAAGCTTATGTCACCTGCTCTTAAATCTAAGTTAGAAGTTGAAGCGGAAGGCTTAAACCTTATTCGAGGTTCCAAGAAAAATACACTACCAATATAGGAGAAACCATGAGTAATGTAATTATACCGTCAAGTGACGAAGATAAAAAGCGCATCAAAGGATGTATTGAAGAGATTTCAAACTCTATGACTCGAATGGATGCAGAACGCGACTTCATTAAAGAAGCAATTGCGTCATGCGCCGAAGACGTTGAGATCGATAAAAAACATCTACGAAAGATGGCTAAAATCTACCATAAGCAAAACCTTGCCGAGGTAGTAGGTGAAATTGAAGATGTAGAGTCTTTATATGAAGGAGTAATGGTATAACCATGGATCCATTTGAGTCTTATAAGTTATACAACGCTTTAAAGCTGCACTTTGAAGGTAGTTATGATGCTATTAAGTATAACTTTAAGACCAATGCTTCACCTAATTCTTTCTTTAAACGAAAGGACAAATACTTCTTCGCTAAATTGGCGAAGAACCAAAAGGATTTAATGAATTACTATGTGTTTAATTTTATTGAAGACGTAAAGTACATTACTGAAATGCAAGATAGGTATTATACCGAACATAAAAAAATTCATGAATCTTTAACAAGAACATTTCAAGCTGATATAAATAAATTATCAGCGGACCACGCTTTTGATGAACTATTGGCTGCAAGGGATAACCAAGCGCCATTGATTATCGAGAAATGGATGCATCAGGAAATAACATTGGAAACAGTAGTTATTCTTGATTCATTAACGAGCTTTGTATATTGGGAAGGAAAGAAAATAACAGAGACTATTCTTTGGCCTGATCTTTCTAGAAAGATTACAAAGTATCAACCGTTCGTAAAATTCGATCGGGAGAAATATATTAATATTACTAAGAAAGCCTTTACATTGGCTTAATTATGTGTTATAATATATACTATTATATTATGAGTAAAGTGGATAATTCAGTAAATACAATGCAATACGGAGAAAATATATGTCATTTGCAAATCTAAAGAGCTCACGAGGCTCGTCTATCGACCAACTCGTAAAAGCTGCGGAAGCAGTTTCAACTAAAACAGAAACGAAATCATACGCGGATGATCGCTTCTGGAAACCTACTCAAGATAAAGCTGGTAATGGTTATGCTGTTATTAGGTTCCTTCCTGCGAAAGAAGGTGAGGATCTACCTTGGGTACGATATTGGGATCATGGGTTCAAAGGACCTACTGGTTTGTGGTATATCGAAAACAGCTTAACTTCAATCGGACAACCAGATCCTGTTAGTGAATCCAATGGTTTACTATGGAACTCTGGTAGAGAAGAAGATAAGCAAACCGCTAGGGATAGGAAAAGACGTTTACATTATGTGTCTAACATTATGGTGGTATCTGATTCTGCGAACCCAGAGGCTGAAGGTAAAGTATTCCTTTACAAGTTTGGTAAAAAAATCTTTGATAAGATTATGGACCAAATGCAACCTCAGTTCCAAGATGAAGAACCAGTGAACCCTTTCGATTTTTGGGAAGGTGCTGACTTTAAGATCAAAATCAGAAAGGTCGAAGGTTGGACAAACTATGATAAGTCTGAATTCGCTGCTTCAGCTGCCGTAGCCGGTGGTGATGAACAAGCACTTGAGGGTATATACAATAAACTATATTCTCTAAGCGATTTCACTAAACCTGAAAACTATAAATCTTATGCTGAATTAAAGGCTAAGATGAATAGAGTACTAGGTGTAGACGCAGGACCTTCAATGGCTCCTGAGGATATGCAGTACGCACCTGCTCCAAGTGAAACAGTAGCTGAAGCCGCTCCAACGGTAACGGCTGAAAGTAATGAGGATGATACATTGTCTTACTTTGCGAAGCTTGCGCAGGATAACTAAGAGGAGAACCCAGTAAAGTCGTAGGGTATTAAATAGAGTCGATTGGCGTCCTTCCGCTCGGATAAAGTAACGAAAACCTTTACATATAAGTTACAGAGTAAATTGCCACTAAACCCTAGCTGCAGCTGGGGTTTTTTTATCCCTGGAATCTGAGTTCGTTAGCGGTTGCTAGACCAAGTGATGGTCCCATTATATTAATGGTTTGATTTGAAGAACTCTTAGTTGAATTGTCAACTGCAGTATTCGCAGTTAAACCATCTGACTTACTCTTATTAGATTCATTCTCAATACTAGCGTTATTAAGTTGATCGCCTGTATCTTTCTTAACAGTATCGAATATACTATTTTCTAATGGCTTCATTTCACCGGTATCTTTATTAATCCCAGCATAATCGTATATAAATGATGGGATAGCTTTTGAAGCAATACCCGCAATAGAAAATAAGTCAGCCGTTGGATCTGGTAATATTGAACGTAGTAATGGTTTAAGAACATTACCTATTGCGTCAGTTATTTTACTAAACCCACCTTTAATTTTTTCCCCATCAAAAGTAAATAGTCCTACAACAAAATCAACTATTCCACCAAAAAAGTCTCTTATAGTGTCTATAATATTACCAATAAGACCACTAAAACTAAAGTTGCTAAGTGCTTCTGCAGCGCTATCCATTCCTAATTTACCAGCGATCCATGCAACTAAATCTTTTAATAGATCTAATGGCATACCAACTAATCCTACTAAGATACCTTTAATTGCTCCAAATATACCACCAATAAATTTATCAGCAGTTCCTTCTTGTTCTGCAGCGCCAGTAATAGCACCCTTGATACCATCAAAGATTCCCATAATGATTGTAACTGGTAAGAAGAGTTTACCTAAGAGTTTACCAAGTGGAGTAAATTTCGTGGCCATCAGTTTAAAAAATTCGCTAAAAATTCTAAATGGTTGGACTACCATCAATGCTAATTTACCTATCTTATTAGCTTGTTCTGCGGTTTTTGTAAATGGTCTTACAATTCCGCTTACTCCTGATTTTATTTTATCAAAAGTTTGTCCTAATTCTTTAACTTCACCACCAATATTAAAAGCCTTTGGTAAATTTTTCAATGGAGCAAAGAAACCTTTTACTGTAGTTGAAAGTGTTCCTATAAGTGATTTACCTGCAGCAAATGCGGTGGCAGGAAATGTTTTGATAGCTCTAAAAAACTTACCTAGGTTTTTGATTCCCTTTTCAAAGACATTCATCTTTGCTAGTTTACCATTCTTTCTTATGGTAGTATCTAATCCACCAAAGAGTCTATTTAAACTAGTAAGGTATGATCTTATTCCTTTAATACCACTTTTAGCTCCTTCAACACCAGGAAGCTTCATTATTAGTTTACCTAGTCCTTTACTTAAAAATGAAAATAAAGCTCTAAACGGCCTAGTAAAGTTTTTAATTACAAACGCAACTTGGCCACCAAGAGCTATAGCAAATCCACCAATAATTCCAGCTAATGCACCAGTAATACCACCAAGTACAGCTAAAGCTGTACCAAAGAAACCCTTAGGAGAGTCTATTAATCCAGTATCAGTGTTATCTACTAACTCTTCGAGTAGCTCATTAGTCTTATCATCTCTTTTTTCGTTCTCTTTAGCAGTTTCTAACTCTTTTAGTTTATTACCACTTAGGTTGTTTGCAAGAGTATCAATCGCAGCATTACCAGCCAATCCAACTCTTTCAACCGAATTGGCGATATTAACCATATTAGCCACTAATCCAGTAGCAGCTTCAGTAGTTCTTGTTTGTTCTTCGTTACCTTTTCTTACAGCATCGATGACACCAGAAAGCGACCCACCATCTCCCTTTTCTCTTGGTTGTGGAGCTTGATTCTGTTTAGCTCTTTGAGCGTCTGCGTCTTTTTTGATATCATCAGCCATTATTATTTACCTTTTGAAAATGCTTGAGCACCAAAGAATGCTGCTACAATACCGGCGACAGCTACGAAATATGTAGGAGCCATATCTCCTA